TCTGTACCATATCCTACTTGTTTGCAAGGATTAAATGATAAACTACAAGGAATAAGACAAGGTGAAATTACTTTATTTACTTCCGGTACTGGCAGCGGTAAGTCTACTGTCATTAAAGAGATCGCTCTTGATTTACTTGATAAGACTGATAGTAAAGTGGGACTTATATCTCTCGAAGAAAGTATCGGTGATACTGCAGAGAAGTTTATCGCCATGTCTCTTAAGCGATCTCCAATGGTTATCAAAGATATCAAAGATGCAGAACTACGAAAAGGATTTGATACCATATTTAAAGATGAACGGCTTGTTCTTCTTGACCATCAAGGATCTTGCGCTGACACTTCACTCTTGGATAAGATCGAGTACATGGCTCTCATGGGTTGTAAGTATCTTGTGCTTGATCACATTACCATTGCGGTATCTGAAGGTTCTGAAGGACGTAGTGGTAACGAAGCTATAGATAAGTTGATGAGTGATTTACTTAAGATTGTAAAGAAACATAACATATGGCTAGGTCTTATATCACACTTAAGAAAAGCACAAGGTGATAAGAAATCATTTGAAGAGGGTAACGTAGCTTCTATCGATGACATTAAAGGTAGTGGTTCTATTAAACAGATATCATTTGATATCATAGCATTTGCTAGAAACTTAATATCAGAGGACGATATTAAAAGAAATACAATAGAATTTACAGTACTTAAATCTAGATTTACAGGTAACACAGGTCAAGCTGGTCATGCAACGTATGATCCTAATACAGGTAGACTAAGCTTAGGCCATACTGAAGAGGGGTTCACAGCTATATAATGCCTGACATAAATAAATTAGATCAACTATTCATGGACATTACTTATAGAATAGCTATGATGTCTCATGATAATGGTACAAAAGTAGGAGCTATCATTGTTAAAGATGGTAACATACTTAGTATGGGTTATAACGGCATGCCTTCGGGCATGTCTAATGCCTGTAAAGATAAACACGGTGTAACTAATAAGGAGGTCATACATGCAGAAGCTAATGCTATATGCAAGCTAGCTCAGAGTACAAGCTCGTCTGAAGGTGCTACATTATACAGCACCTACTCACCTTGTATTGAATGCGCTAAACTGATACTGCAAAGCGGTATTAAGAGAGTAATATATGCTCACCGTTATCGTGATGATGATGGCAGAATATTGCTAGACGATCAAATTAAAATAGGTAAGGTACAATATGCAAGCTCAACTTCAATACATACAGGAGAAGATACGTAAAGCTAAAGCTCATATCGCTTGTAGTCTACTTAAGATGGCTACTGAACCAGACTTACAAGCCTACCTTGTGTTTAGTATGGATACTATTCAACAACACTTCACTCGTAATAGCTTACGCGGTAACAAATCCTATCAAGGTGAGGCAAATCTTACTCACTTAAGTACTACAATTGGTGCTCATATTCTTGATGATATAAATTATTATCATGATGATCTACCACCTTGGGAATGGTTTAAGTTACGCGTAATGATGGGTGATCTAATGTTAGAAGCATTCTATCAAACACACCAGATTAATATTGGAAAGAATAAGAATGAAGTATTTGTTTCAATGGAAAGTCTGGATCGTAGTCTTAAAAGAAGTCGGACACATTACATAGTAGTACCAGAGTTATGGAACTTAGATGTACCTGAAGGTAGTAAAGATCTACTTATAGGTACTGAATTTACTAGACCATTAGACATATCAGATCTCATGCAGCCTACTGGTAGACCAGTTATAAAAGGCTGGACAGAACAGAGAGCTAATGAGTTTAAATACTATGAGCGTAGAGATTTCATTCAGAGTATGAATGTATTACAGCAAACACCTTGGAAAATAAATAACCAAGTTCGTAATATACTACATCGTAATCGTAATAAAATATTAGATCAACATAAGAAGTTTCCAAAGAAATACAAGTCAAAGATTATAGAATTTGATTTAACTATGGCTCGCTCAGATTTAATAAGTGATAGAACTTTCTACCAATATACTGAAGCAGACTATCGCGGACGTATATATTACACTACACCCTTCTTAAACTTTCAAAGTAACGACATAGCTAGAGGTCAGATGCTATTCTCTAATGGAAAGCTTATGACAGCTGCAGGTATAAGAAGATTATTTATACATGTTGCTTGCTGCTACAATGAAACATATAGCAAGGATAGTTTACCAGAGTGGCTAACGACAGACTATAAGCCATACCTTGAGGACGAGGGACTAGAAGATATATCAGTAGATAAGATGACGCTAGACGATCGCGAGGCGTGGACAGAGAATAACTTAAGATTAATCTTAGATATAGCTCATGAAGAAAGACTTGACCTATCTGCAGAGAAACCTATAACATTTCTTGCTTGTGCATTAGAAATATATAATGCTACATCAACTGATGAACCTTGGTATACTTACTTACCTATACCTATTGATGGTAGTAACAATGGCTGGCAACATCTATGTGCTATATCTAAAGATAAAGAAGCAGCTGAACTTGTTGGCATCGTACCTCAGAAAATACAAAAAGATTTCTATGTACAGTGTGCTAAGAATTTAATCAGTAGATTACCTGAATGGTTTGATGAGAGGCAGATGCCTATGAAACATATCCGTAAAGGTATAGCTAAACGTGGATCTATGACCCGTGCTTACAGTGCAGGCGCTAAGAAGATTGCAGAGAATATGTATCTTGATTGCCACGTAGAAGGATACTTAGAACGATACAACATTACTAAAGATGATTGCCAATTACTAGCTAAGCATTTAGTCAAAGCTATTGATGATGTATGTGCTGGTCCATTACAGACTATGAAGTTTCTACAGAAGATAGCTGAAGCAGAGATTGCTTCTGACTTTGCTAAAGAAACTAAACAGAAATCTATAAAGTGGACTACTCCATCTGGATTCCCAGTTATATATGAAGCATTCATAGATAATGAATTCAAAGAGAAAGCTATTATAAGTTGCAGTGAAAGACAAATTAAACCTGTTATTAGAAAGGATGACGGAACTGAGGAGGTAACTGATACCATACGTATACAACATGTAGGTAAAGAAAATACTACTAAGCCTAAGATTAAATCGTTTATGTCAGGTATATCTCCTAACTTTGTACACTCAATGGACGCTGCTCATATGGCAAACGTAATACAGCAATGGGATGGAGACTTCGGTGCTATCCACGATTCATTCAGCGTACACGCATGTGATGTTGATGAATTACTACAGATAATCAAAGATGAATTCGTAATTATGTACGATCATGATAACTATTTCAATACTATAGAGCGTATGATCGTTACAAATCATAATAATTTTAACTACACACAACCAAAGACTGGATCTTTGGAGATAAGAGAGGTGCAAGACAGTGAATATTTCTTCGCGTAAAGGAATACTACCAGTAAGACTAGGTATAGAGCCAGATAATAAGACAGCATTAAGTGAATTGAAAATGGATCCGTCCTTAGCAGACTCAATGACTGATAGAGAATTAGATTTATTAATAATAGATAATGAATATAATAGAATAGTAGATTACTACAACAGCGAGGGTAAGGATGGTAAACAACCCGCTGGTATTTGGAAAGCTCATGCCATGAAACAAATGAAAGATAATTAAAGGATTATAAATGGAACCGTATATGCCTAGCTGGTGGGAATGGTGGTTGTTAATAGCTATCACACTTAATACTATAATTAATACAATAGTTTTCTTCCAAGGTAGAAAATTTAAGAAATAAAAAAAGCCCCTAAGAATACCGTATGGTACTCTTAGGGGCAATTTTTTTATCCAATATTTTGAGACGTAAACTTTTGTCTATCTACTTCTTTAAATATCTTAGCTTTATTAGTACTAGTAACTCTTGATAACTGAGCATTTCTAGAACTTAAATTAATATGATCGTTAACTATCTTAGTTATTTCATATATTTCTCTGTTAGTTAAAGATTTTGAATACAATGGACTAGGTATACCAGCTTTCTTTATAGCATTTAATATAGACTTCCTTGTTTCATAAGCCATTAATCCTGTACGATATTTATAATCTATGGTAGTTTCAGGTCGACTAAGTTTTACTAGCCTAGCTTCTGCTCCTTTACCTTGTATGGCTTTACCCATAGGAGGTACGCTTTGAGATCTTGCTATAGCATCAGTAAGATATATGTCTTTACCAAGGGTTCCATCTTTTTTAACTACTGTAGTAAACAAGTAAGCAAGACCTTTGTGCTCACCTTCTCCTCTTCTTGCAGCTTCCCAATTAACTTTTTCATTAGCATTAACTCCAGTCATCTTAGCTTTATAATCTTTTAAAGCTTTAGAATACCATTCATCAGTAACTGAAGTAATATAACTATGATCTCTTATACTATCAGCCCAATTTTTATTAGACTCTCTACGTACAGCTTCATAAGAACCAAGGTCAGTAATAAATGCATCGAATATAGGAAGCATGAACGCTCCTTTAGCTCTGTTCTGTTTAGCTTCTTCAGATATTCTTTTCCAAGAAGCTCCTGTACCTGTGCGAGCAACCATATTTCCATCATAAGCTTGAACGCCAATGGCTTGTATCCTACCTCCGAAACCACCAGGACCTAGATCTTCACGGATAGCAGAGCCAGATACTTTAGAACCATAGAACTGAGTTGTTATATTTTGTACTTGACCTGTATCTTCTTCAGGACTAATCTTATAGCTATACGATTTATCAATAAAGCTTTCTTTACCTGCTGCATAAGATTTAAAACCCATAGCGTTAGTAAATACTAGTGGTATGTCTGTCATCTGAGCATACAGTGCATTAGCTTTCATAACTTTACCAGCAGCTATAACATGATTACTTAATATGTTAAATATAGAATCAACAAGCATTGTATGTAAGAATAATAAAGCGTCAGCTTGAGAAATACCATGCTGATTAATTAACATCTGTATCTGTTCAGAAGATTTACCTGTATCTATTACTTCTTTAACATGCTGCTTAAGTGATTCAATCTCTTGACCATATCCCATAGTCATAGGAGATTTCTTAAGGAAAACATTTCTATCACCGATAGCTAATTCAAGTAGTTGTTTATAAACTCCTTGCTGTTGCTCTGGATATAGTGTACCTTGAAATTCACTAAACTTAGATAGCATATCTGTACCCATAGCATCACGCAAATCTGGTAAGTCTGTAGCATAGTAGTCCTGATCTCTTAGTAATCCAGCACGCTGTGCCATTTCATACACACCAATCAATGCAGCGTTAGTAGCAGGACCGTGCGTACGACCATCAATTTCTACTGTTATAGATGTAGAAAATTGTGAATTATTAGCTGCAGCTTTTTCGTATTTAGCTAGATCCATATAATAATCGGCATACATAGGAGCTTCTTTATCATGACTCGCTAGATCTTTTTTAAGATCAGAGAATTCAGATAGAGGATCTATAGCATACAAGTTACTATTCGTAATATCTTGTTTGATAGCATTGATCTCTTGCAAAGACTTAGCATTACTTAATCTTTGTATATTCTCTTTGGCTTTAGTAACATTGAAATTACTTTCAGCATTAATTAACGCCTGACCAAAAGCAACTGCCTTCCAATAAGAAGATGATTTATTCTTTCTCTGCTCTTCAAATATTCTTAAGCGTTGTGTTGTAGATAGTTTATCTATAGTCTTAGCATCAGGATCTGCTGCTACTATAGGATCTGTTAATATCCTTGCAGCTATTATTTCCTTCCAATTCGTTTCTAATTTACTACTAGATCTAGGTTTAAACGTAAACACATTACCACTACCAACAACACTACGTATTATCTTGTGTGATTGAGGATTATATAATGTTTGTTGGACATGAGTACGACCTGTTAAAGCTTGTACAGCATATGTAATGTAATTAACCTTATCACCATACCTAGATATAGCTCCTATTAAATTAAACATTTGCTCACGTTCTTGTTGAACTATCTGCATTGGATCATACTTAGATATGACTTCGTCTAATGCTAAGATTCTATCAGCGTTAGCTTCAGGATCTGACATAAGATCAGCAAGTTCAACTTCATAAGCTCTCTTCTGTTGCTGCGCTTTTCTTATTCTTTTCTCACCTACTTCAAACATATCTGCATAGTAATTACTTCCGTTATCAGTGTCACCATTAAAGTTTTGTAAAGCTTGCATAGCAAACATTAAAGATAATGATTCTCTATTAGGATCACTGATAAGACCTATGCTGTTATAGTTTCTAACTGATTCCTCTATCAAAGACATATCACCTAAATCTTTATCCATAACAGTAGTTCTTTTACGAGTATATCTCTGTCCTTCGTAAGCAAGTTGACCTGTTGGTTGATTCTGAGGAGGCACTTCTTTATTTGCAAACAAAGCTTTGAAGCTATTGTTAAGAGTATTAAGATTACTTATGCCTTCAGGAGTAAGAATAAAATCTACCTGTCCTTTATCAATACCTGTAGCTGATGCATCTCTATAAAGCATATTAGGATTAGCTGCACTGTACATCTCTTTACTTAAATCACCGAGTAAAGTAAAAGTTTCTTGAGAAATATTACCTGCATCTTGTACATAAGTATCTGTAGGTACACCATCCATTAAAGCTTTCTGTCTTCTCCAGCTTTCATAAACTTCTTTACCTAAGATAGCACTACCTTTAGACTTAGATATTTTCTTAGGTCTATATGCTTCAGGCTCAATGTTTTGTATTTCAGTATCATTAGGTATAACTTCAAGACTATCATCAACATCTGAACTAGAATCAGAAGATATTAAAGTATTATAAAGATAACTTTCTACAGATAAAGATAGAACTTTACCTAATTCTGGATCAGCTCTAATCCTACCTGTGGCTTCGTCATACTTACCAGCATCTAATATATCCGGATCAAATAATAAAGAAGTTAAATTAACCCCTGTAATACCTCCCTTT